ACTCGGAAAGTTTTTTCATGTTGAGCCTCTTTCGGATTTTGATTTATATTCGATTTTGATTGCTAATCAGGTTCCGTCGTAGATGTAAAATTCCATCGGCATGACGTCCTGATTTGCCAGCGAGACATGCCCGGTGAACTCGACGGAAATCTGTCCCTTCGCGTTTTTGGACGTCTGAAGCGAGAAGCCGCCCGTGGAGAGGGCATTAATCAGTTTGACGGCGACATATCCGCCGTCGGCCTTGTCGCCTACCCACCAGAGATCGCCGAAGTCAGCCGCCGTAACATTTGCCCTCGGCGTGACCTTATGGGTATCCGTCCCGTCGATGTCAGCCGCGCCGAGAATTCTTTTCGCTCCGTCGGTCGAGAGGTTGAGAAGGGTGGTCGAGAAGGTGCACGTCCATGAATCGAGATGTTTAAACTCTTTGAGATTGTTCGGAGCGTTGTCGACGTCTTCCGCGAAATCGCTGTATTCGGACTTGCAGTTGACGGATATGCCGCCCGTAGTAGCGCCGAGAATGTTTGCGTCCGTCAGCGTGGGATTCGCCGCCGGAGTGAACTCAGTAAGCAGAATGCCCGCGTCAAGCTGGAGGTTTTTGAAGGCGTCCTGCGGAACTTTGGTGAAAGTCCTTTCCATTTTGTGATCCTTTCCCGGCTGTTAAGCCGATGTGAAATACTCTAATTCGATGTTGATGTATATTCGTCTTATTCCGTCGTTTTCGTCGCTCATGCGCTGGGCAAACGGATTGCCGCGCTTGATCCAGAGATAGCCGCCGTCACACGGGAGACATTCTCCGCCCTGACCGATAGCCGCGTTGATTTCCAGAGCTTTTTCGGTGATTTCCGTCCATGACGTGGAATAATACCATAGGTCGGCGGAAATAGCTACCGGCTCATCGAAATTGCTGTACACGACCGTGTACGTCAGTCTCGGGAGCGGCGCGTCGTCCGGCACGGTCGCCCTGTCATAAGCCGGGAGCGAGAAGCCCGAGAGAAACGAGTGGAGAGTTTGTATTGCATTCATGTTTTTGCCCCGGTCAGCATGGCGGCGGAGACGCCGAAGATCTTGAGGATATCGATGATCTCCATAGACATCACTCCACATCAAACGGAGCCTGCCAGTTTTCCGTCCTCGGCGTCTCCCCGCCGGAAACTTTCCACACGTTCAGCCGGTTCGCCTCACGGTCGATCAGCCCAAAATGCACAACAGGCGTCTCCGCACTGAATCTGTCGAACGCCGTCACGAGCAGTCCTCCGGCACGGTCAACCAGATCAACGTGCGTATGCCCGGACAAAGCGCAGAGGATTTTGTCCTTGCACCCGCTGAAATCATACGGGATCACCTCGCTGTTGACCGTGATCTCGCCAGCAGCCTTAGCTTTTCTCGCGCCGAATAATGCCGCGGAATATGCCTTGCTCGAACTGATATAGCTAACAGTTCCCGCGCCGCTCGCGCCGGTGATCGGATTGTAGCATACATCGCTGTGCCAGATGAGCGGCACATGAGTTACTATCACGATATCATATCCGCAGTCGGCAGACAGCTCGTCGATGATCCATTTCCAGTGCTCGGCGTTGATAAACATATAATTGTAGCCGATAGTGCCGCTGTCCCGGTCGGCGTAATCCCAGCCGCCAGTTACTATGTACCGCACATGATACTGGTCGTCGTATATGACCATGTTGCCGCTGTTATCGGCATATCTCACCGTGCGGAGACCGACGGTTTTAAAATACGGATTGATGTATTTCAGGTTCGGGATAACGCCGCTGACGGCTGTGGTCTGTCCGCCGGTGTACCATGTATCGTGGTTACCGAATACGTTGATCTGTTTGTCCTTCGGTATCGACGCCACGGTGAGCAGCGCGTTTTCAAGCTCCTGATTTCTCATCAGCGGATCAGTCATGACCGTGCTGTCCGACCAGTGATCGCCTACGGTGTCGCCGAGATTGAATACGGCTGAAATCTGATCCCAGTTGGCGCAGTAGTCTATCAGATCAAATATCCATTTCCGCGCGGTCGTCAGCATGGCGTGCTGATCTGTATGCAGCACAAACGGGATTTTTTTTGCGTCTCCGGCATAATCCGTCATCCATGCCGTCATCACGCCGGTGATCTGGTCGGCAAACGCTGTGTCGGCACCGAGAGCTCTGTATGTGTCCTCGGTCGCCGTGTAGCCGAGCACCGTCGCCTTGACAGGTTTTGTCTCTGTTGCGCTGTCGTCGACATATTTTTTTGTATCCGCCTGATAGTCGAGTTTCAGCGTTCCGGCGGATACCGTAAACGTGTTGACTCCGATCCCGGTCTCGACATCGTGCGCGGGCAGAGCATATCTGACCATCGTCGCCGCGCCTGTGTCCGTGTAAAGTTGGACAAGCTCACCCGTCACAAAATCATATGTACCGCCGTAAAATCCCGGTGCGGTCTCCGTCCAGTCCGCCGTGTATGTCTCGTTTTTCGGCGGCGTGAACTCATCCAGCTCGACGACACCCTCAAATATACCGCTCTCGTCGTATTTGATGGTAGTCCTTCCGTTGTAATTTCCGCCGCCCCAATAACTTACGCTTTTGCTCGCGTTGCTGACGTAACGGGCTGTCATATATTGATTCGCTATTGACAGCGATTTCTGGATATGTGTACTGGTACTATCCGTGTAATATATCAGCGTGTTGCTGGCCTTTGTTGTCGAGGAATTTGCATAAGTCAGGATAAATGTATATTGTTTTGACGGCTCGAACCCGTCAAATAATACCTTATTGGAGGCTTCCGCCGAGCCAAATCTTACGGTTCTCGCATCTGTGTTTATTACGGCGTTTGATATTGCGGCTTTAATGGCGTTCGCCATGTCTATTCCGCCGAGGATGTTTGCCGTTTTCTGCGTCAGCGTAATGCCGGTATATCCCTCCGCGTTGTACGGAAGAGTTACGAGAGCGCTGCGTACCGGGGCGTCGAGAGCGCCGTCGGTGATGCGGACGGTGTCATATGATCCGGGAGTCGTGCGATATACGGCGGCGGCTTTTTTGGGGACGGTGTTTTCGAGCTCGTCTATGGCGACGGTCAGCTTCTCGCCGTAGTAGGACGGGGCATCTGCGACCTTGCCGTTGAGTATCATCTTCGTGCTCCCGCCCGGCGCGGCGATGACCGTGTTTGTCAATACCGCCTGAGCATTGCTGCATTTTATGATCTCCCCGGAGTCGTCGATAAAACACCACGCGAGAGGACTTGTACCGCCTGACAGGTTCACGGTAAATCTGTCTCCAGGCGCGACAGATAACACCGCGTATTTCCATGCCACGTTGGCGACAGCTCCGGAGACATCGACCGGGGATGTGCTGCATGGGAGATAATAGCCCTCGATAAATTCTATTTTATTGAGATTTACAGCGCCCTTTAAATCATCCACGTCGTTCGACAGCTCGGTATAATCATCCGGGATACTGTCCAGCGTCTCCGCACCCTTGGTCTGGATGGCCGTTATCGCCTCGGTTTTTGCCGCCGTGACCTCAGCCACCACGCCCGATACCGACGCCGCCGAAGCCGCCGCCGCTGTCGCAGAATCGGACGCCGCGCCCGCCTGAGTTGTCGCCGTCTGTGCCGCGTTCTGCGCCACGAGAGCCGATCCCGCCGCCGCTGACGCGCTCGTATCAGCCTCAGTCTGGGCGCTCTCCGCCGCCCCCTTTGCGCTCACGGCGTCCGCCCTCGCCTCCTCGGCGATGCCCTGCGCCGTCTGCGCAGCCTCTTTCGCCGCCGTAGCCGCGAGCGCGTCGGTGTGTGCGCTTTCGGCAGACTGCGCCGCCTCGGACGCTGACTGTGCGGCGGCGTCCTTGTACTCCCCGACTGTCGTGACATCTCCCTCGACTGCCGCCTTATCCTCAGCGACAGCCCGACGGTTAGCCTCGACCTCTGCGGCGGTTGTCCCGAGGTTGGCAAGCACGATCTCCCATTCCTCGCGCGTGCCGGTATATCCTCCCGCCACAGCGTCGGCGTAGGAAGTGACTCGCCCGACATTTATAGTTCTGCTCATGATAGTATAATCTCCAATTCTCCGGCGTCGTTGATCTCCGCGCTCACGTCGTCGATGAGGTTATCCGACCTTGTCATGTAGAGGCACCCGTCCGCTCCGATGTCAAACCAGATGAAGCCTTTCCCCTCGGCGGCTTGTACGGCAAGCTCATAGTAGTGCTCCGACTGCTCCGCCGATACCGCCGCGTTTTCCGCGTGTCCCTCGGCGATCTCCGCCTGTTCCGACGCCGCCTTGTCAGCCTGTTCAACAGCGTTTGCCGCTGCCGCGAGAACCTGATCTATCACGGTCGCCGTCGGCTGCGGGTCTGTCTCACAGCATGGCACAACTCCGGCTCTGATTCGTCCGACGTTTGCCCAGACGGTGGGAATTATAACCGCTCCGTCCTGCCCGTCCGTGCCGTAGACGCCGATCATTAGATCGCCGCCCGCAGCCGTCAGCACTTCCGCCGGAACGACGACGGAGAGTGACGTCAAAACCATGTCCCGCTGAACGCCTGAGCCGGAGAAAGTCGCTATCTTCGTCAGCCCGTCCCATTCGGGAGAAAAGCTGAACGTAACCGGGATGCCGGAACTTCCCGACGTGATCATCTCGGTGTAGACCTTATATGCGTGGCGGGTGTTGACTGATATTCTGATCATTCGGTCAGCCTCCATTCCTCGGCTGAAACTACCCGCATATCAAGCCCTGCGCTTTGCGGTGTTTTTTTGTCGTCGCCGTCCGATGTGACGCGAAATATTTTTCCGTCGCTCTCCCGGCGTACGACATCGTGATATTGCAGATTCAGCTTTCGCCCTGTGATGATACGATACACGCCCGTGACGCCGCTCGCCTCAGCCAGCTTCGCCTCTGTCGATGTGTCAAGCGTGATCGCCGCTTCTATGCGTGCTCCGTCGACCCATTCGGTCTTGTATCCGCCGTATCCGTCGTCTACGATGGATTTGTTTATGATCACGCATTTCTCCATCGCCTCAGTAAGCAAGCTCATATCGCCCTCAACTTTCTCCATTGGTTCAGGCGACTTGCATACTGTCCCTGCCATGTGATGGCGGACGCGGCTCCCGAGGCGACGCCTGAGTAACCCTTGCTATAACTGTACCCGTCAAACGATTCCGATTGATACGGCGATTCGATAGCTCCGGCGTGATCCTCTACCCATCTGTCGATTTCATCAACCAGCGACAGCACGGCGGGAGGGACGTGCATCGCCCATATCGAGCCGGAAAAAGTTTCGTCTTTCAGTCCCTCGAATGGGTATATCCATACGCCGTCGTTAAAAGTGCTTCCGACGATGCGATAATACTGCCCCTCCTTCAAAAACTCAAGCGGCTGAATGTAGCCGCCTGAGATTTCAAAAGTTCCGATATGAATATCAGCATATCGGTCGCGGAGGAAGTAGTTCTGCACCTCTCCGCAAAAATCTGTAAGCGTAACCATTCAGCCGCCCTCCGCATTATTTACGAAGCAGTAATAGTGCCCTTTACCACGCCGCCCGCATATTCGACAAGAATCTGAATGCCGGACATTACAAGGCTCTCGATCTGTGCTCTTTCCTCGTTCTGGTAGCCCGACTTGATACCGACATAACCCAGCTCGTCAGCAGTAAGCTCGAAAGCGTCAGCGACGTCGCCGTTCATGGTCAGGTAATAAAGTATGAGGTTCTGCTTGGCTGTCGCCACGAAGGTTCCGGCGGTCACGCGGTTGGAAATGATCACTGTGCCGAGACCGAGGAAGTTTTCGATGTAGTTCATGCCGAAAGCGGTCTGAGTGGTGATGCTCGCACTGCCGAGATAGTTTGCCGCGTCAGTCGGGTTGATGAAGTACACCGCCTCGGCGGTATCATCCTCGAATTTGACCTGAAGCTGTCCCCAGCCGGCGGCGAGCGCCGCCTGAAGTCCTACGCCGGTAGCGGTAGCCGAGCCGGTGATAGTGCCGTTGATGAAGGTGAAGAAGTCGGTTCTGATTCCCTTCTGCACGTCACGAAGCAGAGCCGCGTCGGTAGCTGCGACAGCGGCGTTAAATCCGCTCTTTTTGATCGATTCGGCGGAAACAGCCTTGCGCCACTTTTTGAGCGTGATCTCACCGACTGCGGTTTTTGTGGTCTCATAGCGAGACAGAGGGATGATCTCGCCCTCCGGGACAGCTCCGCTCTGGAGAGTGCCGGAAGTCTCGTAGACGTACATGGTCGTGCCCTCCATCATGGGGATTTTGCGGGTCACGCCAAGTACTTCAACCAGCTTGTCGAGAGAAGCGTGGGTGAACTGATTGACAAAGTCAACCTCACGGACGCGCTTCATCTGGTTTACGGTTATAAGATTGTTTTCAGCAGTAGTTACTACATTTGCCATGTATTATTTCTCCTGTTCTTTTCAGATTCCGAACAGCTCATGGTTTTCGGCGATCGCTTTCTGCCTCTCCGCCGTATCCTTGATTTTCAGAATCTCTTCTTTCGTTTTCGTAGCGCCTCCGGCTCCAGCGGGTGGATTTCCGGTATTTGCTCCGACGCTGCCCTTGCTGACTATCAGCCCCTTGTAAGTCCCGGAAAGCAGTGTGTCAAGCGCTTTCGTGTCCTTGATCTTCCCGTCGGCGAGTTCAACTCCGCCGATTTCCTCCGTCGCTCCCCGCATGGCGATATCAAGATTCGTGCCGGTGATGCCTTTTGATTCAAAATAGGTTTTCACGGCGTTTGCTTTCGCCTGAGCTGTCTCCTTGTCGGTAATGCTTTTTTTGTACGCTTCGAATTCGCTGTGTTCTTTTTCGTATTTTTTCTTGTAATCGTCGCCGTTGTTAGCTTTCAGATTGTCAAGCTCCTTCTGGACTTCTTTCAGCTTGTCGGCGGATTCCTTCGCGGTTTTAAGCTCTTCCTTCAGCCCGTCGACCGTTTCGGTATGCATATCAATGATGCCGTCAATCTGATCGTCCGACAGTCCCTTGTCGCCGACCATGATTGTTTTAAGATATTTCCTCGTCAGTGCCATAATGTTCGCTCCTGTTCCTCGGCGGGCTTTACCTCGCCCGTTAGCGTGTTTTTTGCCGTGAAAAACGAAAAAAGAGCCGCGCACACTCGACTGAGTGTGTTCGGCTCTTGGCGCTCTGGGCGCTCTACGGCTCTATATTATTCAGTTTCACCTCATGCCCGCATCCACGGCATTTAATATATATATCTCCGTCGCGGACGTAGGCGATGATCTTCCCGCACCCGCATCGCAGGGCGCGGCTGTTTTTTTCGTCGGCATTCTTTTTGCCGCTCTTATTATACCACGCTTTCGGCGGTTTGTCAAGCCCTGTTAGCATATTTTCACCTCCGTCACGCGTTTTCGAGCGAATCCTTGATCAAATCACGATATTCGGCGTTGTGCTGTGTTGCCGCCGGGGATAGATATGGCGTCGCCTTCCGCCTCGATGATCCCAGCTCAATAGCTGCGGCATACTCAACCGACGAGCCGATATACACCGTTCCGTCCTCGACACCTTTCCCGACGTTGTAGCTGTACGGATTATTTAAGTCGTCCTCGTAGTCGTGCGTAAATCCCTGCATTTCAGGCGTCGCAAAAGCGATGCTGTTTTTAAGCCTTCCCGTGTCAACAGGCACTATTTTCACAGCGTAATCCACGGCGTGCATACCGATAGCTTCAAGCCCTCGCTCGATGGCGTTATTCAGCGCCTCTTTGATATCGTCGGCGTAATCGTCAAGGTCAATCGCAATCTTGATTTTCTCCGACGCCGCTTCCCATTTGACTTTTTTCGCCATCAGTCGATAAACCTCACATGTATTTTCCCTCTGCGCTCCGGCGGGAGAATCGACGTAAACCCCTTTGATATCGTCGTCATGGCGCACCGGCAGTTATATAGATTCTCGCCGTGTGCCGACATATCACCCGGCTCATCCATCTCATCAGGGCCAACGATGAATTTCTCATCAAGCGGGATCGCCTTGTCCCTCGAACCGTATCTCTTACCGGCTTCTTTGTGCCAGTCACGCACACGGTT